GCGTCGCTGAGGTACGCGCCGCTGAGGTTCGCGTCGCGGAGGTTCGCGTCGCTGAGGTACGCGCCGCGGAGGTTCGCGCGACTCCCGCCATCCTTGCCCTCGGTCCACAACTTGTGTGCGGCCAGGATCTGCGTGATCTGCTCCGCGTTCGGCTTCAGAATCTTCGATTCAGCATCCACGATTCGGCACCCTCGGTTCGGGATTAGTTGTGTTCACTCGTTCCGTCATGCGACTCCGCTGCGTTCACCCGGCCGCGAGGTGTCTCGCGAGCCGCTGTTCCAGGTCGGCCGCCGTCCCGCCCTGCCGGATCACCTCGGCCAGGTGCGTCAGGTCGGTGGCGAAGGTCCCGAGCAGGTACTTCGCGTCACCCTGGCCGACGACGCGGTTCCGGCGTTCTAGGACGGAGTCGATGAGGGCGGTGAGGATCTCGTCCACCCGCCGCCGCTCGGCCTTCAGTTCCTTGCTCATCACGAGCAACCGTTCGGCACCCATGAACGCTCCTCTGGTTGGTCAGCGGGCGAACGCCGTCAGTTCGGTCCAGCCCTGTTCCGCTGCGGCCGCCCGGAGCTTCTCGATCATCTGTGCGTGCCACTGGCTGACCCGGGACTCGCTCAGCCCGCGGGCCGACGCGATGTCCTTCATTAACCGGTCGCTGACGTAGTAGTCAGTGAGTGTGTCCAACTCGCTCGGTACCAGACCGGCGTTCAGCCCACGGACCGCCGCACGGAACTCGGCCGCCCGGTCGTCGGCCACTTCCGGGCCGCTGCACTGCAGCACGCCGTCCGCCCACACCTGGCCCGTCGTGGACACCGTCATCCGCACCTCGCCGCGGCCGACCTCCCGGCAGTGTCGCCGCCCGAGTTCGTCGGCCTTCGTCCGGATGAAGTCGATCATGGCGCCACGCACCCGCTGTTGGGCGAACGTCACCGGCTTCGCCTCGGCGGGGTCGTAACTCGCGGCGATTTGGAAGGCCGCAAGAATCCCCTCCTGGTACAGATCCTCGGCGTCAACCCGGAGCCGCCGGTAGCCGCGGGCGATCCGCCGGGCGAAGTACCAGACCATCGGGTTGATGACGTCGAGGAACTCTTCGGTGGTCACGACTTCTTCCCCCGCCCGCAGACCTCGGCCGCCTTGGCCTTCGCGCGGGCGCCGCGTGCGTCCCGCTGCCGCGGCGTCTCGACCGGGACCGGCACCTTGCCGGCCGACCGACCGCGGAAGAACTCGACCAGCGCCGCCGGGGCGACCGCGAAGTCGCCGCCGCTCGCCGGCCGGGCCTTCAGCCCGTACTGCTTGATCCAGTCCTGCACGGTCCGCCGCGGCCGGCCGGTGAGCATCCCGACTTCGGCCGTGGTCAGTTCGAGCGGCCCGAGCCGGGCACGCCACTTCGCGGGCCAGTCGGCCGGGAGCCGCACCGGCGCACTCGACAGCAGCCCCGCGTCCGCCCGATCGACGCCGAGCAACTCGGCCAGGTCGAACGGGGACAGGGTCACCGTCTTGGGTTCGGGAGCGGTCGCGGTCGCCACGTCTGGCCCTCCGTTGGTTCACCCGCGGCGGTCGCGGCTACCGTACTGTACACCCGTGATGTCCCCTGTCACGCACGGCCGACGCACCGAATGGCGGGTCGGGCTGGTGACGGGTTGGGGCCGGGTGACGCGGTTGGCGTGCTGACACCATACCCTATCGTGCCCTAAAAGGGCACTTGATGACCCTATAAGGGCAGAAACTTGAGGGGGTCGGGCGCGGTGTGACCCGGAAAGGTGTTGAAGTCTCGCCAGTCTGTGAAGATGCTTCCCTTCATGGCGAAGAACAAGCCGTCGCCCGAGCCGTCCGGGGACAACCGGAAGTTCAAGGTGCGCAAACAGCTCCTCGGGCCGCTCGACGCGCTGGCCGAGCGGAAGGCCACGGACGTGACGGAACTGGTCAACCAGGCCGTGCGCGAGTTGCTCGAACGGGAAGGGCTGTGGCCGCCGAAGCCCGAGGACAAGACATGACGAGGCAACGCGCGTGTCGGATCGTCACGGCCGGGTGCCTGACCGCCTTCGTGGCGTGCGTCCTGGCCTGCACCGGGGCCGGAAGCGGCGGGGGCGCGACCGGGCGGGACGCGGGCAAGGGGGCGACCGAGGATCCGACCCGGATCACGATGGCGAAGTACGAAGCGGCGCTGACGGGGATGACCTACACCGAGGTGTGCGGCGTTCTCGGCACGCAAGGAGAGGAATCGTCGCGGGTCGAACTCGCGGGAACCACCACCGTCATCTACACGTGGAAGAACCCCGACGGGTCCAACATGAACGCGACGTTCCAAAAGGGAAAGCTGGTCGCGAAGGCGCAGTTCGGTCTGAAGTAGGCCAGCGGCTCACTCGGCCCCGAGCAGCCTGTACCGCTCACCCTCGGCCGCGACCGGGTCAACCTCGTCGGCCAGGCCGAGGGCGTCGCGCAGCGCCTGCCGCAGCTTCGAGACCGCGTTCTGAACGGTCCGGTCGTCGGTGAACTGGTCCCACACCCGCACCTTCAGGTCCGCCGCGGGCAACCCCTCGTCGCCCGCCTCCACCAACTCCCGGAATATCGCCAGCGGCTTGCCGGTCAGCTTGAACGGTGTGCCGTCGTGCGCGCACCGGTCCCCGCGGACTGCCCACCCCTCGGCCGGCGGCCAGTCCGCGCCGCCGTGCGCCGTCACTTCGAGCTTCCGCTTGCTCCCGTCGGCCAGGGTGAGGGTGATCCGCTGCACGCCCTGGCCGGCCGTCCGCCGGGCGTAGTGCCGCGCCGCGTCGATCAGGATCCGGTCCGGGGTGCCGTCGGGGGCAGGAACGGGCGCAGCCATGTTTGCATTCCGCGAACTTTAGTGTAGTGTTCATTTATTCACTAACTATGAGCTATGACGGGGAGGTTGCAAGCGTGGTTCCGAAAAAACGGCGGCAACTCCGGGTGTGGGTTCCGGTTGCGCGGTTGACCCGCTGGCCGGCGGCGGTGACGGTCGAGGACGCCTTCGGGCGGGAACACGAGAGCGGGGCGGGCGGACCCTATTGTTTCTTCGACGGCGCGGACGGCCGATGTCGGTTGGGTCTGGGCGGGGTCGTGGTGGGCACCCCGGGCGGCGGGTTGTACCGCGTGCGGTTCGGGGACGGCGTCGAGGTGGGGGCCCGGCTGGAAAGCGAACAGCAGTGGGAGCGCGCGGCATGAACGACCCCGAACCCTTCACGCTGGCGGTCGTCGGGGACGCCGACGGGATGCACCCCGCACAACTCGGCTACTGGCTCGACGTGCTGCTGTCCCGGCAGACGGCGGACGGCCGCCCCGTCGTGGTCGTCGCCGAGGCCGGCGCCCCGGCGGTGGGGTGGGCCAGGGAGCGCGGGCACGAGGTGACGCACCCGGTCGGGGATCACCCGGTGAAGGCGCTCTGCGACATCGTCACCGCCGCGGACGCGGTCGTTTGCGCCGGCGACCCCGAGCCGTACCGGCTGCTGATGTGGCTGTGCGACCAGGCCGGCATTCCGTTCCGGATCGTCCGCCGGCCCCGCCCCCGCGTCACCAACCTCCCCGACTGACCCGCTCACCCGGTCTGCTCGGCAATCCGCTTGGCGACGCCCTCGCCCGGGTTCTTCGCGTACACCTGGCGGGCGACCTCGGCCGAGTTGCCGAGCAGGGTGGCGACGGCCGCGTCGTCCTCGTACCGGTCCATCACCTCCGTGGCCTTGTTGTGCCGCAACTGGTTCGGCGTCCACACCGGCACCCCGGCCGACTCGCAGGCCAGGGCGATGCGGTGCCGGTACGCCGTCGTGCTGATCGGCATCCACTTCGCCCCTTTCCCCCGCGGCGGGTAGCGGAACACCGGCTCCCCCTTCGGCGTGGCGGCCAGGAGCGGGCCGAGGATCTCCCGGGCCTGCGGGCCGAAGAACACGACCCGGGTGATGTTCTTGTGCAGCATCTTGTTGAACTCGGAGACCTCGTACCGCCACGGGGTCTTGCGGCGGTCGATCTCGTCACCGCGCACCGTGCAGAGTTCGCCCGGCCGCATCCCGCTGAGGAGCTGCACGCGGACCATCGCGGCGAGGACGGCACGCCTGGCCGGCGTCGGGTGCAGGTGGTCGCCGGCCAGGACGGCGTTGACGTGTTCGAGCGGGACCGGGTCAACCCGCTCGTTCTCGGCCAGGTCCGCCCGCCGGCCCGCGGGGATCGACTCGACCAGCTTGAGGGCGCGGTGTACCCCCTCGGGCACGTGGCCCTCGGTGACCGCCCACGCGAACATGCGGACGATCCGGGCGACGTGATCGTTCACGGTCTGGCGGGTCCAGCCCTCTTCCCGGATCATCGCCTCACGCGCCGCCTTCAGCCGCTTGCCGTCGAACTCGGCGGCCGGGGTGTCGCCGTACAGTTCGTTCGGGTACCGCATCGCCGCGCGGTTGCAATGCACCTCGCTCGTGTGCCTCCCGCGCTTCACGTAGGTCGCTTCGCAGTGGGCGACCCAGCGGGTGATTAGCTCGGCGAGGAACAGGCTCCCGGCGGGTCGGTCGTCGTCCACACCGCCCGTGGCCCACTCCATCGCGAACCGCTTGTACGCGGTCTTCGCCTTCGGGTCGTCGGCCGGGCCGAAGTACCGCCACCGCTCCTTGCCGTCCTGTGACCAGCGGCAGTAGGCCAGGCCGCTCGTCGGGTGGCGCTTCAACTCGGGGCAGGGGCGGGGGAGATCCTTCTTGCGCCGGCCGCCCTTGCGGAACCGGCGATCGACGGGCGTGGTGAGGGCGTCGGCCACGGACCAGCGGAGGCGGTTGATTCGTGACAGGATCGTGGTGGCGGGTATCCCGGTGACCTCGGCCCACTCCTTCAGCGACCGCGTGACGCCGTCGTGGGTGATCTTGGAGACGTTCATCGTGGCGACCCTTTGGCGGGGGAATAGGGTCGCAGAGGAAGGGCAGGGGCGGAAGGTCGGTTGATCGAATCCGTGCGCTTTACACGTTGCGGGGTGTCACGGTATCACGGGGTTAAACGAAGCAACCCCCGGGGATTTCGGGGGTTGCGGAGTGGAGCAGAAGAGATTTGAACTCTCGACCTCTTCGTTGCGAACGGTCCCGGACGGTCAGGCGGTTCGCCGTAACACCAGGTTCGCCCGCCCCTTCCACAAAACGTGCCAGGTTCGTTGCTCGCAGATCGCGCGTCCAAAACCCCTAGAAATCGTGGAGTTGAAAACGAACTCGTGTGAGCTACACGGCTGGCCGGCTGTCCACCGGTTTCCACGAAGCGCGTCATACGAAGCGCACAGATCGGGCGTTCACTTGGCCGGCACCTCGACGGCCGCCGGCGGGATGCGGTCCTCGGCCCCGAAGTCGGCGCCGTCCGGGTTGACCACGTCCCCGCCGTGAATGTCCAGGTAGCGGACGATCTGGCGGCGCAGGCGCTCGACCTCGGCCGTCTGCTTCTGCGCCTCGGCCTCGGCCTTCGTCTGCGCCCGTTCCGCGTCCCATCGCTGAAGCTTCTCGATCGACAACTGAAACTGCAGGTGCTTCACCTCGTCGGCCTGATCCTTGTTGCTCGGCGACCCGAACAACCAGACCCCGGCGAGCATCCCCAGCCCAAAGATAATCGCTTCACGCATCGCTGAACCCTCCCTGGTTGGTGGAACCCTCACGCCCACGACGGCACGCGGACGGACACCGCCGCGACGACTTCCTCCCGCAACGTCGTGTCCTGCGGCTTGAAGATCACCCGCACCTCGATCACCCGCCCGCCGGGGCTGGATCCGTTGCGGGCGGCGAGCAGCTCGGCGGCTCGGGCGGCACGCTGGCGGGCGCGGACGAAGTCCTTCCCGTGCCGGTTCAGTTCGTAGTGGAACCGCGCGGTGGCCACCTGGATGACGAAGTCGCCGGCCGTGGCCACGGCCCCGCAGACGGCACACTCCTCGTACACGTAGCCGAGATCGACGTCGAACCAGCGATTGAACCCGTGCCCACCGCACCGGATGCACGGGGTGTCGTCTTCGGGGTCGCGGTGGAAGCGTTCACAGATCACGGGCGATTCCTCCTGAGTGGTGGTGAATGGATTCCTCAGACGCGGCACCGCGCGAGCAGCACGGCCGCGACACCTTCCGGAACGACAATGCGGACGGCGGGCTTGGCCCACCCGTCCGCGACGCACTCGCCGAAGCCGGACCCGTCGTACCCGTCGTACCCTCGGTTACCCGAGACGTAGCGCTCGGCCTCGCCCTTCGTGCGGCCGAAGCCGTGTTGCGGCGGGTCATCCCCGCCCAAGTCCTCGCACATCCACAGCGTCACAATCTTCACGGGGAACCCTCGTGGAGTTGGAGAGCGGTCAACAGGTCGGTCACGCGGGCCAGCTTGTCCCGCCAGCTTTCGAGCGCCATGCGGCGGACGGTCCAGCTCAGCCCGACGCCACTGAGGCCGGGCACGGCCCCAAGATGCTCATCGAACAGGTCGCGGGCGCCGGCCGGGATGCCCTGCCCGCGGATCTGCGCGCAGCAGAGCTTCGCGTCGGTCCACGCCGCTTGGATTGCCTGTCGGCCGTCGTTGAAGAAGTCGGCCGGCTGCATCGCGGGTTCCGGACCGAGTTCAGTGTCGAGGTACTCGGCCGCGGCCCGGAACAGGTGGAACACGGCGTCGGTCCGGTCCTCGGCGCCGGCGTCCTGCAGCATGTCACAGGCGACCCACGTGGGGACGGGGGCCTCCTCGTGCAGCATCGCCGCGAGGGTTCGGACGGACGCGGCTTCGACTTCGGTGCGGGTGTCGGTCACGCGGGCAACTCCATGTGGTCGAACAGGCCGGGCGCAGTGGGGCGGGTCGTCGTTGGTTCGCACACCGGGGTAGCAGGTGCGGCGGTCATCTGGCCGACGACGCGCTCTCGCCACGCCAGGGCGTACCGCAGGCAGTTTCCGCAGTGCTTGTGCGTGCAGCCGGGCATCGGTGGCCGCATGACGGCCGCTCCGGGGTGGCTAATAATCGTGATGACGATAGTAACGTGAGTAATGTTGGTGTCAAGGCTGGTAAGGTCTAGAAGTCTCGAATTGCTCACTTTACTATCTGATGTGGGGGCTGTAAGATGTGTGGTCTTACTGCCTTTACGCACGTTCAGGAGGTGGCTATGTTGGGCCTCATGAGCGAATCAAGCGCCCGTGTTCGGCTGCAGATTTTCGTCACCGAAAAGCTTCGCCGCAGGCTGAAGTCTCAGGCGGCCGAACGCGGTTTGGACATGGGGGAACTTGGGTCCGTGATCTTGGATCACACGCTTGGCCTCATCGAAGCAGGTAAGATTCCGCCGGCTCTGCAGAAGGCCATTGATGAGATCGCAAAGACCGAGGAATGAACACGGCCCGGGTGATCCCCGGGCCGCTTCGTTGGCACGTCTGTAGCCCCGGCCGGGGTGGGTCCGACGCCTCTCCCAACGTCTCCCTCGTGGGTCTCGCCGCCGCGACGAGGTGTCACCCCGGCCGGGGTGTCTCACGGGTGAAAGACGGCCCGCCACAGGAGCCGTCCGGCGACCGCCAGCCCGCCGTAGAAGGACAAGAGGATCAGGACGAGGGCGACCCACTCCCACGGGGTCGGCGGTCGTCGCCAATCCTCGTTGTGTGTGGTGGTCATCACTCGACCTTCCTGGCCGGCATTCTCAGCGGACACTGCCCGTCCTGGCACCCCGGCGGACCGGGGACGGTGTAGGTGCCGGGCGGCGGGTAACACCCCCACGGCGCGGCGGGTCCGGGCACGTACTGCCGGACCGGTTGCTGCACGTGCTGGTAGTAGGCCGGCTGGCACGGGCAGACGCTCGCCTGCCGCGCCTGTCGCCGCTCGCGGATCTTGGCGAAGAAGTTCCGCACGGGGCCGGCGTTCGCCGCCGGGGCGAACACGCACAGGCTCAACACGACCAGGATCAGCACCGTCAGGTGGCGTCGCATCGTCTCGTCTCCTCGGTGGGGTTGGGTGGGTGGTTTGCCGGGGTCACCGGCCCCGGCCTCGGGCGGTCATCACGGGCGCGGCGGCATCGGCTGCGGCACCTCGGCCGGGCGTACCGGGATCTCGACGGGGTTCCAGTCATCGAGGGCCATGCTAGTCGGCTTCGCGCGGTGGATTGCTTCCGGTGAAGCGCCCCACACCTGCGCGACCTGACCCTTGGCCGTCGTACAGCAGACGCAGCTCACCACCTCGTCCTGCTCGTTGAGACAGATAGCGCCGCCGCTGTCGCCGCTCGACACGGACAGCCGCATCCGGATCTGCCCGTTCTGATCCGGCCCGGCTTCGACCTGCCCGTCCTCGCGGTTTCCGGGCACATGCACACCGTACCCGGCGTGCCACACGCGAGTTCCCGGGACCGGACTCTGGCGGGCCAGAACGGCGAACGGGTACACCTCGGAATTCGTTTCGGTGACACACCAACAGCAATCCGCCCGCTCGTTGACCGCCGCGACGGTGATGCCCGTCGTGCGGCCGTCCTTCAGCCGCATCACCCCGTGCTGGCCGATACCGCGGACGCAGTGCGCGGCGGTCAGCACCCACCACCGGCCGTCCTCTCGCCGCGGGCCGATCACCGTGGCCGTACAGCCCGCGGTGCCGAACTGGATTCGACCGATCGCGGCCGGTGCGTCGGCCTTCGGCTCCGGGGCGGCCGGCGGCTCGACCTTCGGGGCCGGGGGCGGCGGTTGGATGATGACCGGCGGCGGGGTCGCCGGCAGCGGCGGCGGGGGCGGGATGTGGATGCCCCACTTCGCGCCGATGAAGGCCAGGGCGGCGGACACGGCCGCCGTCAGGATCCAGTGCAGCCAGGGACGTTCTTTCATGGTGGTTTCTCCGGTGAGTGTGGCGATCAGTGGGACTGCCGCGTATTCGCAACGCGATCACGTCGGCCAGGAAATGGTCACGCTCCCGTTCCCTCCCCGGCCGCTGTTCTTCGTGCCGAACCCGGTGTTACCGCCGGCGCCGCCGCCGCCCCCGCCGGGCTGCACGCCGGGCTGACCCACCTGGCCGGCGTTGCCCCCAGCCCCGCCGGCGCCGCCGATGTCGCCGCCGCCCTTGCCGCCGGCCCCGCCCTTGCCCCCGCTCTGCCCGGAGCCGGCGTCCCCCTTGTCCGTGGCGCCGTCGGTGATGTTGGCGTGGACCGTGACGGAGCCGGTGCCGCCGGCCGTCATGCCGCCGCCGCCGCCGACGCACACGGTCGTAGCTCCGCATTCGACCTTCGAGTCCTCGCCGGGGTCTCTGGGGAACGGCCCGGACGTCGCGCCTGCGCCGACGGTGATCGTCAGTTTCCCCTCGGCCGCCATCAGCGCGCCGCCGAGGGTGCAGGCCGCGTACCCGGCCCCGCCGCCGCCGGAGATGCCCGATAACGTGCTCGCGCTCGCGTTGTCTTGCCGCGCGCCGCCGCCGCCGACGACCTCGATGCGGACGGACCCGACGCCGGCCGGCACCTCCCACACCTCGCTGCCGGGGGTGTTGAACGTCACGCTGCCCGGCTCGATCTGCTCGCTGTCGTTCGTGACTGCGGCCCCCGAGATCGCGGCCAGTGCGTTGCCCGCCAGGTCCGCACAGTTGCCCGGCGTGTAGTCGAGGGTGACGACCTCGCCCACAAACACGGGCGCGTCGGCCGTCAGTACCAGCGTGTCCGTGCCGCTGCCCGACGAGTAGGTCAGCGCGTTCGACCCGGACAACTCGAATCCGGCCCCGGAGACCGTGACCGGCTCGGTGAACACCAGCGTCACCGTCTCGCCGTCGCCGGCAACGGTCGCGGAGGTGAGTTCGGGCGGGGTTACGTCCGGCGGATCGTCCGGGCGACGGGCGGTGATCGACAGCCCGAGGCCGAGCGACATGCTCATCGTCAATTCCTCCCAGTCGGTGAGCTTCGTGTCGATGGCCGAGCCATCGACCGGGACGCGGACCCGGCACGTCTTGGCGGCGGCGTCCACGTCCGCCGTCAGACCGTCGGCCGGCGCGAAGTTGAGTTTCTGTTCCACGGCGTGCCCTCAGCGGATGGCCTTGATGTTGCCGGCCGCCACGGTGGTGCCGGTCGCCTTGACCTTCGACACGGCCACCTCGACCCGCTGCGGGTAGGCCATGTCTTCGGTGAACGTCCACGTGTCTTCGACCCCGTCCGCGCCGACGAAGCACACGGCCCCGGCGGCGAACACGACGAGTTGCCGGGCGAAGTCGCCGGTGTAGACCTCGGCCGTGTCCGACGGCGTGACGGTCTTCGAGCCGATGCCCGGCTTCGTCGCGCCGGGCGAGTGCAGTAGCGTGTTGCTCATGTCCGGTCTCCGGTGTTGCGAGTTTCGGATCCGACACCCGCCGCTCACCGCGCGTTCGCGGGTTGCCACCAGTGGGCCGCGTTCCGGCGGCCGCTGATGTCGCTCGTCCCGGCCGTCTGCCCGCAGAGCCAGCGCGTCGGGGCGTACACGTTCGCGTGCCGCTGGTGCCGGCCCCAAATCTGGTCACAGTGGCCCCGCGACCTGGCCCACAGGTGGTACAGCGTTCGGAGGTACCCGCCGCGGGCGACGTAGGCGTGAGTCCGGTGGATCCCCTTCGGGTGCCTTACCCGCAGCACGCCGTGGCCGACGCCGGTCGGCTGGCTCATCCACTGCCCGCCGAGGAACACGGCGTCCCAGTCGGGGGGCAGCGCCGCGAACAGGTCGGCCAGGCGGTCGAGGAAGTTGTCGCACAAGGTGACATCGTCCTCGAACACCATCACCGCGCCCTGGCCGGCGTCGAGGCAGTGGGCCAGGAGCCGCGTGTGGGACTGGAGGCACCCGTAGGCGCCGGCGCCGCCCGGGTAGCCGCGCGGCGCCGCCTTCGACCCGTCCACCGCGGGCCAGCGGGTGAACGGCACCCCGGCGCGGTCGAGTTTTGCCGTCGCCGTGGCCAGCCGGTCCGGGCGGCGGTTGAGGTTGATCAGGTACACCGGCGGCACCCACTTCAGCCCGCCCAGGTCCGCGAGCGGAACCCGCGTCTGCGGGTAGCCGGTCCGCCGCTCGTGCCGGTGCGACCACACGGGGGGCAGCGCGGACGTGAGACACTGGTCCCCGAAGTTGATCACCGCGACACGGGCGGGGTCGCGTGGCACGTCCACTTCCACCGGGCCGAACTTCGCCCGTGTCGCCGGGAACAGGGCGTCGAGCGGGAACCGGTCGTCGGAGCGGCCGTACCCGGAGTGGGTGACGACCTCGCCGCCCTCCACCCACCCGGGGTTGATTTCAACGAACGGGAACGAGTGCGGGTGTCCCGGGATCTGCGGGTCCCTCGGGTCGAACACCTTGATGAACTGCGGGTGGCGGATCACACGCAAGTCGGGCAACCGCCGCTGCAACTCCTCGACCGGAGGCGTGTCGATCGCGACGAAGTCGGCGTCGTCGTCCCACGGCATCAACTCGCCGAACCGGGCGTACCCGAGTGCCGCCCCCCAGCAGATCGCGTGCGGCACGTCGGCCAGTGCCGCGTCCACCCGCCCCACCAGCTCGTACACCTTGCCCCGCTCGGCCCGGGTCAGGGCGGGGGCGAAGTGCGTCGGGTTGGCGACCGCGGGCGCCGGCGTCTCGCGCGGCGGCGTGGCCCGCGGCAGCGTCACCCACCAGAACGACCCGCGGACCTGCACCCGCCCGCCGAATCGCTCGTCCACGGCCTTCACCACGCCGGGGAAGTGTTGCCGCGAGTAGTCGTGTCCGCACACGACCCCGCCGGGCGAGACGAGCGGCACCCACGCGGCCAGGTCCTGCTTGACCGACTCGTAGCTGTGGTTCCCGTCGATGAATACGCACCCCAGCCGCCGCGACCGGTCCCACTTCCGGGCGGCGTCCGCTGAGTAGCCCTTGTGCCGCACGACGGCCGACCCGAACGGGGCCATGCGCCGCACGAACTCGGCCTCGATCTCGGCGTCGGGCCACGGGTCAACGCAGTGCAGTTGCACCCGCTTCCCGGACAACACCGTTGCGGCCAGCGTCGCCGTCCGCCCGCGGTGGCTACCGATCTCGACAGCGTGAGTGTCGTGCAGCGACCTCAGTACGCTCTGGTAGGCGGCACCCTCCACGGACGTGAAGTAGGTGTTGAGTCCGACGGCCCGCCAGGCGTCGGCCGGCGGGTCGGTGCGGGCCTCGCACCCGGCGCACGTCCGCACCGGCCGCCCGGCGGCGTCGGTGACGGCCTTCGACTCGGTGCAGGCGCCGAACCGCGAGCAGGCCAGGAGTGGCACGCTCTCCGTGCCGGTGCAGGTCTTGCACGGGCGGGAATCGCCGGTCGGCAGGCCGCGCGACGCGCACGCCAGCGGCACGGCCCCGGGGGGCTTGCCGCCGACGCGGACGGCCCGGCCCGCGGCGGCCCGCTCGACGGCCCGGCGGGCGGCCGACTTGACGCGGAGGGCGGCGATCTTCTCGGCCCGGGTCACTTGGTCACGCCTCCGTGATGGTCGCGGTGAAGGCGCCCGTACACATGAGCACCCCGGTGCAGTCGAACACCTGGGTGAACGGGTCGCATGCGGACGCGCCCGCGTTGAGCGTGCCGGAGTAAGCGCTCGCCACGGAGAACTCCCAGACCCCCTCGACGCAACGCAGCTCGAAGTAGTACGAGCCGCAGACGCTGGACGCGGCGACGTTGCTCCAGACGGCCGGGTCGCCGGCGCCGCCGGTCCCGCCCTGGTACGCGAGGGTGTGCGAGCCGGCGGCGCAGGCGCAGTCGCCGGTCGCCCCCGACACGGTCAGAGTCAGCCGCCGGGAGATTGCCTGCGGACAGCACGCCACCAGGATCGGCGGGCCGCACACCGCCAGGGCGTCGGCCTCGGTCTCGTAGGGGCCGGAGCAGACGACGATGTCCGGGTCGCACAGGTCGGCCGCTTCGAGGTACAGCGGCTCGATCACCGCGTCCTCGGCGTCGCAGTCCTCCCCTTCGGTCAGCACGCAGTACCACCCGGCGCACGGCACGCACCGGATACGGACAACGAAAATGTTGTCCTCGCAGTCGGCGGTCAGGCAGTCGTCCCCGGACCCGGATGCGTCCTCGGGATCGCACAGCGTGTTGCCGCCGGCGAAATCGACGTAGTTGCGGCCGCCCTCGCCGACCGACCCCGACCCCGATCCCGACCCCGGTGCCTCGGCGAGTACGCCGGCGGCGTCCCACACCAACTCCGTGCCGCCGATCGACAGGTGCGGCATCCCGTTGGCCACCCAGAACAGCACCACCCCCGACCCGGACCGGTAGACGAACTCCTCGGTTGACTCCCACGCCGAGCCGTTCCAGCGGAGGAGTAGTTCTTGCTCGGTGTCGATCGCGTCGCACCGGCCGGACGCCGAGACGACGGTGAGCTTGAGGCAGTTGTCCGGCGTCAGCCCGGCCGTCCACCCGGGGCCGCGGGTGGTGCCGCCGCCCCCGCCGCCGCCGCCCGAGTCCGACCCGGACCCGTCGTCGTCCGCCTCCGGGTGCGGCGCCCCGAGCAGGACGAGCGTCTTGCGCGTGCCGAGTCCGCCGGGGGCGTACAGGTACGCCGGCCCGGTGTCGGCCGACGTCATCCGGAACAGGTTGCCGGGGACCGCCCGCGCGTACCGGTGGGCGGTGTCGGTGATTTCCACCTCGGCGACGGCCACGCCGGCGGCAACCGCCCGGCCGATCCCGCCGGCCGGGATCGAGTCCACGGTGATGACCACGGCATCCCGCTCGGTCACCGGGGCGGACGCGGTGAACGTCGGGTGCCGGCGGGTCTCGAACGGGTGGGCGACGGGATCGATCGTGAAGCCGGACGGGGTGAGGACGGACCAGACGGGGATCGTCCCGCCGGTCGTGTTCTCGACCATGACGAGGTTCGCCGGGGCGAGCGGGGTGGGCCCGACCTTGCCCGGCCCGGCCTTCCGCTGCTTGACCGCCCGGTACCCGCGTGCGGATTCGAGGACGGCGTTGACCGCCGCCGCGTCCTTCACGAGCGGCGAGATGTGGCCGGCGATCACGCTCCCGAGTGGGTCGGGCATGGGTCACCCGATTTCCAGGAGGGGGAATCCGCGGGTCCGGTAAACACGCTCGACGTACCACGCCACCGGCACCTGCAGGACGCGGTTGCCGACTTCCTGCTCCTCGTAGGCCACCCACAGGTATTCGTGGCCGCGCTTGAGCGGCACCACCAGGCCGTTGCCGATGGCGATGTTGATTTCGTTCGGCGCGTAGCTGAACCGGTGCGTGATGCTCCAACCCTCGCCCTGCGTGAACTGGCCCGACGCGCCGAGGTAAAGGACGGTCTCGGCCGGGAACGTGTAGAACACGTCGTTGTTCACGGTGCCGGTGAGGTCGCGCAGCGTCTTCAGGTACTCCACCGTGCAGACCGGGCGGTGAACGGTGCGCTGCCACTCGAACTTGGGCACGAAGACGTCCGTGCCTTCGACCGAGTCCCGCGTCAGGCCAATGGCCTGCGAGTTGTCGGGCGACCCCACCGACCGGTCAACGGTCTGGATCGACTGCGTGATGTGGGCGGTCGCGCCGGTCGTGTCGAACGAGTAGCCCGCCCCGAGCGGCGTCGTGCCGGTCGGGGCAGTCGGGCTGGTCGGGGCGCTGCCGCCCAGACCCGAGTGTCCGACGGGCTGGTCACCCCCGCCGATGCCGACGGTGCCGTAGGTGACGGTGACGTACCAGATCCCGCCGCCGGCCGGCTTCAGTGCCACGTCCTGCCGGATGAACCCCTTCCAAAACGGGTCGGCGGTGACCAGCGCCGCCGCGTACACCTCCTCTTCCAGGTCGGTGCGGTACGCGATCCACTCGCGCACGAGCCGGCCGTCGGTCATGCCGACGTTCGCCGGGCGCGAGGACTGCAGCTCTCGGAAGGTCAGCGGCATGTCACGCCATCCTCAGGTCGCGGGCCAGGTCGATGACGGCGTCCTTGATCCCCGCCGCCTCCTTCTCGATCCGCTTCTGAACCTCGAGTTGCTTCTCATCGACGCCGGCCTTCGAGCCGTACCCGAACTGCAGGGCCGCGTTCGCCCCGGTGACGTCGAACGTCCCCTTAATCGCGTCGAACACGCGGTTCAGGTTGGCCATGCCCGGCGACACCGGGGCGGCGCCCGCGACCGCACCGCCGCCGGCACCGCCGCCCGCGGCCGCCTCGTTGGCCTTGGCCTGCGCGACCAGTTCCGCCAGCCTGGCCCGCGCCCGCGCGGCCGCCGCGTCGAGGGCCGGGGTGTCGCCCATGCCCGCCAGCACGTTGGCCAGGGCGTCGGCCCCGCCGCCGCCGATTGCGCCGCCGGCGACGACCCCGCCGACCGCGCCCCACGGGCCGAGCCGGGCGCCGAGCTTGCCCCCCTTGATCGCGCCGAGGAGGGCGCCGAGGGCAATGATCTTGTCGCGGTTGTCGGTGACGAACTTGGCGAACGCCTTGGCCATCGCCGCGAGCATCTCGAACCACGCGGCCTTGACACCCTCGCCGGCGATCCGGAACGCCAGTTCCAGGTTGCCGTTCTTGACCGCGGCGCTGATCCCCTCGAACGTCTCGCGGAAGGTCTGGCCGACCGACTCGAACGCCGCTGCGAGTTCGGCCGCGGCCCGCCGGCCGTTCTCGGTGGCGGCCGCCCAGTGCCCGGCCATCGCGACCAGCGCCGCGCCCGCCGCGACGAACGGGTTCAGCAGCAGCGCGGCCGCGGCCGCCAGCAACTTCACCGGCAGGACGACGGCCCCGATGGCGATGCCCATGAGCTTGAAGGCCAGGGAGAGGGTGACGACCGCCGCCCCGGCCCCGGCGAGCGCCACCAGGCCGACGACCACGGCCGCTACGCCGGTCGCCGCCTCGCGGTTGGTGTCGGCGAACGACCGGACCGCCTCGGCGGCCTTCAGCAGCCCGCCCCCAACCAGGCCGAGGACCGGCGCCAGCACCTCGCCGACTGCGATCGCCGCGCCCTCGGCCGCCCCGCGCAGCATGCGGAACGAGCCGCCGAGGCCGGCGTCCATCTGCTTCGCCGTCCGGGCCGCGATGCCGGCCGAGTTGTCCAGCGCGGCTTGAAGCTGCCGCACGGTGACGGCCGACTTGCCGATCACGCTCGCGCCGGTGATGCCGAGCAGGCCGAAGAACTCGCCCATCTTGCTCGCCCGGGTCGCCACGTCGAGACCCGCGATCGCCTGGCTGATCTCCTCCAGGATCGCCAGCATGTCCTTGCCGGCCGTGTCCACCCCGAACAGCCGCTTGATGTCCTTGCCGCCGGTGGCCGCGAGGATCGCGATCCGCCGCAGGGCGGTCCCGGCCTCCGACCCGTTGATGCCCGAGTTGCCGAGCGCGCCGAGGGTGGCGATCGTGTCGCGGAGGCTCATCCCCAGGTCGAGGGCCACGGGGCCGGCGTACTTCAGCGACTCGCCGAGATCCTCCATCCCCACGGCCGAAGCGTTGGCCGCGGCGGTGAGCATGTCCGCCACCTTCGCGGAGTCCTCGGCCTTGAGGCTGAACTGGTTCAGGGTGGCGCCGAGGATCTTGGCCGACAGGGCGGCATCGGTCCCGGTCGCGCGGGCCAGGTCGAGGACGGCTTTCGTGGCCGCGTTGATCTGCTCGGGCTTGAACCCGGCCGTCGCCAACTCGGTCATCAGGTTCGCGATCTGGGTCGCGGTGAAGCTGGTCGTACGGCCGAGTTCCAGCGCCTTTTCCCGCATCGCGTCGAACTGCTGTGCGTTCGCCTCGGCCTTCGCGCCGGCAGCCCGGATGGCGTCGTCAAAGTCCGTGAACGCCTTGACCACCGGGGCCATCGCCACCCCGACGGCGGCACCCGCGAGCGCCGCCTTCACGCCCAACTCGGTGAGTTCGCGGAACTGCCGCTTGATGCGGTCGATGTGCTTCAACAGACCCTGGTCGCGGGGGAAGAACTCAACGAAGGCTCGCCCGGCCCGGACGGCCGCGCTGCCCCCGCTGCCCCCGCTCAACCCGGCCATTCACCGCCCCCCGAAGTACCGGTCGAGAACGTGCCACGCCCGCCGCGACTCGTCGGCGAGCTGCTCGGGCGACTTCTCCGGCTCTGGCGGGACCGGCGGCCGGAACTGCGGCGGGATCACGTCCAGCGGGCTGACCGCCTGCCGCGTCCACCCGTTCCGGTTCACCACCCACGCGACCGCCACGCCCGCCCGCAGCCACCCGGCCCGCTGCCGGGCCACCGCCATCGGCATCAGGTCGCGGAGCGTCAGCCCGCGGGGATCGACCCCGACGATTCCGGCGCAGTCCCGGCAGAGTTCGAGGCCGTCGAGACGTGCCGGTCGATCGCCTCCACCGCCTTCCGGTCCGCTTCCGCCAGCACCTTCGGCAGACCCTCCCGAATCGCCCTGGCGATCCGGGACCTCGGGAAAAAATCCGCGATCGCCCCGGCCAGGGCTTCGCCCGCCGCCTCCAGGGTGGGGCCGTCGAACCGGTGCCCGAACTGCTCGGCCGTGACGTTCAGCCGGCCGGCCTGCTCGGCGCACAACACCCACAGCACGCCGACCAGGCGGCCGGGTTCGCCGAACAGGATCTCCACCCACCCCGTGTCCTGGCTGACCAGCGTGAGGTTGACGCCGGTCTCCCGCTTGACGTCGCAGGCCAGGCCGTAGGTGAGCCGAAGGTGCCAGTCCTGGCCGGTGTGGTCGCGGAACGTGCTGCTGCTCATCGGATGAGACCCTTGAACAGTTGGGGGGCGCGGGGCAACTCGGCGTCGAGCGCCGGCACCATGAACGGCCGCGGCCGGTAGACCGCGACCCGCCGCTCTCGCCCGCCGACCACCCCGGCCCCGCCGTGTTCGAGCCGCTCGGGCGCCCCCGACCGCGACCCCATCAGGACCGGGCCGATGACGACGGACTGCCGGGCCTGGTCGAACCCGAACAGGATGCCGCGGCGCAGAACGTCGGTGTGGCTGAAGGGCGGCGACCCCGGCCGGCTGATCCCCTGTCGCTTCCGGATCGACGTCTTCGCCCGCTGCCGGACGAAGGCGCCGAGCTTCGACAGTGACCGCTTGATGCCGGCGTCGAGCTTGTTGGCGATCCCGTCGCGGTCGAAGAACGACCGCTTCGCCGCTTCCAGGGTGAACACGCGACCCCCCGATCAGGCGAACGTGCCGCCCAGAACGCCCGGGGTCGAGTAGGTGAGCGTTCCGCCGCCCGTGGCCTTCACGGCCTTCGGGGTGTTGTCGCTGTCGGTCGGCGCGAGGATGATGTCCTCGTACAGGACGTTTGCCATCGCCTGGTCTTCGTTGCCGCTGAACACCTGGCAATCGCACCGCCAGCCGCGGTTGTTGGCGACGTCCTTGTCCCCGTCCATGACGAGCAGGTCGAGGGCGTCGTCGGACAGGAGGGCGTTCATGAACGCCTCGTAGGCCGTGTTCCCCGGCTTCTTCTTCATCCGGCCGCTGAACTCCAGGCCGAGGACGGTCTTCATCCGCCGCTTGACTCGGCTGGACCGGTCGTCGGCCGGGGAGTCGTCCCACGCCGGGTTGACGGCCAGGTCGGCGATGATGGTGACTTCGGTCCAGGTCGGCGCCTCGTAGGAGCCGCCCGACCGCCAGTAGAGCTTCGCGTTGATGCCGAGCTTGCCCATGGCGGTCAGTCCTCCGAGTGTTCGCGGTAGGTCACGTTCAGCACCGACACGAACAGCTTCTTCTCGGTCAGTTCTTCCAGGTCGTGGACGGTGGTCACCTCGGCGACCTCCGGCCACAGCCCGCTGTCCGGCTGGCCCTCGACGGCCAGGAGCCGCGGGCCGCGGGCGTCGCCCAGCAGGTTCACCAGCCACTCGCACCAATCGACCCGCGCATCGACCCACGACTCGGGCGGGTGTCCCTGGCCCGCGTACCGCTCGACCACCATGACGGCGATCGTGTAGTCGCCCTGGTCTTCGTCCCGGGTGACCGGCACCTCGGCGTAGGCCGAGCGGAAGACGTACACCTTGCGGCCGGCGTGCGTCGCGCTGTCGATGGTCACCCGGCTGAGGGTGACGACCTCGTCGTTAACCGACTCGCGGGAAACCCACGCGGCGTTGATCGCGGCCGCGACGGCGTTCCGGACCTCGGTGATGCGGGCGGCCATCAACCCACCTGCTGCTTGCAGTGGACCCGCCAGACGGTCCGCTGCGGGTCCGAGTGCCGCGCCGCCGGCTCGCCCGTCGGGGCGAGGATCTCGAACACGAGGCTCGCCGCCCCGACCGTCTCGGTGATCCGGTCGCCCTCGGCCGGCTGGAAGGGCGTCCCGCCGGCCGCCAGGTCGGCCACGGGAATCAGGTAGTCCCGGTCCCCGAACTGGATCGTCGCCTCACCCGAGCCGAGCGGGTTGCGGCGGAACACCGTGCGGCCGACCCACGCCTTGCCGGTCAGATCGACCGTGCCGCCGGCCGCCCGGGTGTAGGTGATCGTCCCGGACGGCGCCGCCCCGGCCTGCTGCCGGGCGATCAGTGCGGCTTGCCCTCGCGTCAGCCGGCTCACGGGGTGGTGTCTTCCAGCGTCCGGATCTTCACGTTCGCCGCGGTCGCGCCGGCGTTCGTGATGAAGAGGGCGGTGACGTCGGTGCCGAGTGGGTTGGTAAGGCCGCAGTCGGCGTACCAGACGAACGGCTTGTTCGCCTTGATGGTCAGCGTGTCGTCGGCCGCGCTGCCGCTGTTGGTCTCGATGGTGATGTCCTGGTCGCTGTGGATGTACAGCAACTTCAGTTCGCTCACGTCGATCGCGATATCGACCCGCTTGTCCGTCGTGGCCGCGTTGACCGTGACGTTGCGGTTGCCCTCACCGTCCGCCTCGATGGTGACGGTCTGGGCGATGCTCTCCCCGTTCCGCGCCCAGGAGAGCGTGAGTACCTGGCTGATGTCGGCCATCGTGCTACCCGGGTGCGTGGTGGTTGGTCTCGGGGAACGGGGGCGTCATGCCCCCGGGTGGTCACTGCTCGGCGGCCGGTGGCTCAGCGCTCCGCGTCTTCCTGCATGGTCCGGACGCGGAGGTAATCGACGTAGTACTCGGCCGTCGTGTCGTCGGCGGTCTTCTCCAGGTGGGCCAGGAGCTTGAGCGGCCCGGTCGCGGCCGAGACGTCGAACACCGTCGCACCGAGTTGCAGCACGCCGTTGACGTAGATCTGCACGTCGGCGGGGTTGCGGCCGTCGATCACGAAGTGAACCGGCGTGCCCAGCGCGATGTTGACCGTGGTGTCCGTCGCGGCCACCTCGGTGGTGCCGTCGTCCGACTCCGCGTACAGGTCGAGGCTGTTCCCGTCGAGGTGCAGGAACACGCTCTCGGCGATGGCGTCGGCGTCGGACGCGTGCGTCCCGCTCGCGGCCCCGATGTTGAAGTCGATCGCCGCCGCGTCGCCGTCGTCCACGACGGTGAACCCGCCCTCGATGATCCAGTTCGAGCCGACGGCGAAGCCCTGGCGGCTCAGGATGTCCACCTTCTGCGCCTCGGCCGTGGCCGAGAACGTCAGCCGGTGCGACCCGCCGACCTTCGTGATGCCGGGGGTGCCGGCGGTCAGGACGATCGCCGCGACGGCCGCGTCTTCGAGTTGCCCGCGGTGGATGTCGATCTTGTACTCGGGCCGCTTGTTCAACACGACCTTCATCGTCGTGTCGGCGGACGCGGCGTCGTCGTAGGCGAACCCGAGGAAGAAGTCGCGGTCGCTGGCCGGGGCGTAGGTCGCGCTGTTGGCCGAGTGGTCCCAGTAGACCGGCTGGCCCTGCACGATGACGATGCTCGCCGTCTTGGCGACGGTCCACACGCCTTCGGTCTCGGCCGCGCCCTTCGCCCCGCTGGCCAGGTCAACGGGCAGGACCGCGGCCCGCCCGTCGGCGAGCTGCACGACCTCGCCGCCGGTCACCGCGGCGGTCGGGGTGTAGTCGAGGGTACACCCCGAGTCCTGGTACTTGACGGCTTCGCTCATGGTCGCCCTCGGGTCGGTGGTTCAGGGTCAGTGCCGGCGGCAGGATTCGGACCTGCGATCTCCGCGTTATGAGCGCGGCGAGATAGACCACTTCTCCACGCCGGTACGGTGGGTGACGGTGCGGTGTCACCCGGGGTTCGTCACGCCGCGCCCTTCGACTTCACGCCGGCCAGGTACTCGGCCTGGTCGCACCCGAAGTCGTGGTACCCGCGGAACAGGACGCCGAGGGTGTCGAAGTCGGCGTCGGTCTCTTCGACCGTCGGCGACTCCATCCCGTTCAGGAACGAGACGACCATCGCCGCCAGAACCGCGGGGTTCTGGAACAGGTACCAGGCCGTGGTCGAGTACCCGGTGAACGCCGAGTCCGACAGCCACGGGACGACGACCGGGCGGTACTTGTTCGCGTAGATGTTGGCGTCGCTCGACTTGGTCGCCCCGAGGTTCTGGTTGCGGTACAGCACCTCGGCGATGCCCTCCAGTTCCGGCGGGACAACCAGCCGGTCCGGGTTGCCGCCGACCCGCTTCGACCCGTCGGCCGACGGGCTGGTCATCGTGCGGAACGCCTTGACGCCGAGGCCGAGGCCGACCCCGTCCGCCGCCAGGTTGGTGGTGGCGCCGGTGATGTAGTTGGTCCGGGCGGTCGTGTAGAACGTGGCGTGGTCGTGCAGGAACTTCGCCCAGAACACGTTGTTGAACTTCTTCGCGCTGCCGCGGCCGAGCCGGGTCCGCAGGTCGCTGAACGCGCCCAGGTCGTCGTTGATGATGTCGCGCCGGGTCAGCGCGAACATCTTGGCGTAGGTCTTGGCCTGCCGGGTGTAGCTCTCCTGGTCGAGCGACCCGTGCTTGATCTTCCCGTCCGGCCCGACCTCCTCGTACTCCATCGAGTCGAGCATCCGGTAGCTGGTCACCTGGTGGAAGTTCGACACCGACTTCTTGGCGGCGACCTCGCGCCAACTCTGATCCTCCTCCATGTACCCGCCGAGCAACTCCTTGTTGGCCACGTTGCCGAGGATGCCGGGCAGGCTGACGGTGGACGTGCCGGCCCGCAGGTCGGGCGCCTCGTCGCGGTTGCGGAACGCGGCCCGCAGGACCGGCCGCAGGTTGCCCGAGTCGATCCGCTCGCCGGCGCGGCAGTGGTACCCGCCCTCGATGGCGGCCATCATGATCAACTGCTGCAGGCCGAGGTTGCGGAACGTCTCTCGGGCGGCCTGGCACGCCTCAGCCCGGTAATCCCGCTCGACGTCACGGCCGAGGCTCATCCGCAACGCGACTTCGGCGGCCAGGGCCGAACTCACCCCGGGGGCGACCTCGGCACAGCCCGGGGCCCACCCGCGGCCGCGGCCGAAGTTCAGGTGCGGGCCGGCGTGCGGGTTGGCGGCGGTGACCCCGTTGGCCAGGGAGGCGCGGAGCGCGGCGAGTTCCGCCCGCTCGACGGCCCACCCCTCGCGGATGGCCTGCGCGGCGAGCGTGGCGTTGCCGCCGCACACCCGCTGGATGTTCGCGATGCGATCGACCTCGGCCGCGGCCTGCTGGCGCATCTGGGCGACCGGATCCACGGCCGGCGCCGCGGTCGGGGCCGGGGCGGGAGCGCTCGCGGCCGGGGTCGTGACGGTGTTCTCTTCCACGGCAGCACTCCGCACGGGGACAGGGCCAGCGGCCCGGGTTGTGGTCTCTCGGTTGTGCCGCTTCGCCTCGGCGGCCAGTTCGGTGACGGTCCGGTCGAACGACTGGACGCCGTCGATGAGCTTGCGGGACAGCGCTTCGCCGGCGCCGAACACCCCGCCGGTCCGCACGTCGGCGAGCTGCTTGTCGGTCAGCCCGCGGGCCTTCCGGACGGCCTGGTCGAATGACTTCTGGGCGTCCTCGACAAGCCCGCGGAAGTACGCCTGCTGCTCGTCGGTGACTTCGGACCCGGGTACGCCGGCGCCCTTCAACGGCCCGGTCCCGAACACCAGCGCCTTCACGCCCTGCTGCTCGGCCGCCCCGCTCAGGTCGTAAACGACGGCCAGGGTGCCGATGCTGCCGACCATCGCCGTTGGGGTGTTCGCGAACACTTTCTCGGCCTGCGACGCCACCCAGTAGGCGGCCGACGCGCCGAGATCCTCGATGAACGCCCAGACCGGCTTCGACTTCTGGGCGTCGCGCACTTCGGCCGCCAGGTCCGCCGTCCCGCTGACCGTCCCGCCGGGGCTGTCGATGGCCAGGAGGATCGCCGAGACGTCCGGGTCCGCCGCGGCCTTGCGGATCGCCCGCCGGGTCGCCACGGTGGACGTCCCGGCCTGCATCGACCCGACCGCCTTCATCAGCGTGCCGGTCAGCGGGATCACCGCCACCGACTGCCCGCCGCCGGCCTTGATGGTCTGGTACTCGGCCGCCTCCAGTTGCACCGGCCCCGCCGCGGCGACGTGCGCCGCCAGGTCCGTCCGCTGGCACAGCGACCACAGGGCCGCGCCGGCGGTCGGCTCGATGGCCCACACGCCGGCGTACTCCCTCGCCCGCGGGAAGGTCGGCACCGTCAGCAGCGTCTGCGGGTCAGGCCGCGGCACGGGTCGCCTCCTCGGACTGCGGGGCGTCGGTCGTCGTCCGGGCCGGGGCCGGCGTGCCGGTCAGCCACACGGGCAGCGGCAGGCCGTGCCGCTCGAACAGTTCCTTCGTCCGCTTGCGGGCGAGGACGAGTTCCTCTTCGGTCACCCCGTCACGGGCCGCGATCGCGGCCAGCGTGTCGCTGGCGTTGGTCAGGTTGATCTCGTCGGCGGTCGCGTCCTTCACCGGGTCCGTCACCGGCCGGGCGTCGTACTGCCACCGGTGCCGCAGCTTCCACCACTGGCCTTCGTAGCGCACCAGGCCGGGCAGCGCGAACTTGGCGAACTCGAACCACCGGTACAGGACCGGGTCGAACACCTTGGCTTCCAACCCCTGCCGGTGAATGTCCCGGTCGTGCCAGTACGGGGCGTCGTCCATCCGGCCGGACGAGTAGTTGTAGCGCGAGTGGTCCCCGGCCACCTTCCCGAACGGCATGTTCGTCGCGCGGCCGAACTCCCGGAGCTTGGCCGCGACGAACATCTCGTAGTTGGTCGTCGGCTGCTCGGGCTTGAACTGCGTCACCTTCCCGCCGCCCGGGACCGTCAGCAGCATCCCGCGGACGAGTTCGACCGTGTCCATCGTGTCGTAGGTCGGCGACTGGTCCGGGTTGTCGAGCGTGCCGTCGGGCAACTCCAGCGTGCCGGCCAGCATCGCCGCGACCTCGGCCGCGGTCAGCGTCGCCGAGGTGAACCGCCGCAACTGGGCGATCACCGGCAGGCCGGGCGCGAGCTGCGTGACGCCGCGGAGTTGGCCGGGCCGCTCCGGGCGGAACCAGTGGACGACGTTTCTCGCATCGACCCGGTCCGCGTTCATGGCGGACAGCGGGTGAAGCCGGGTGTCGCCCGGGTGCCGCTTGAGGATCCGGTAGAACGTCGGGTCGCCGTCCGCGTCGCACTCGATCCCGTCGTCACCGTTCGGGTCCGTGGGCAGATGGCCCGCCGGGTCGGCCACCTGGTCGGGCTCGATCAGCCGCACGTCGAGCGTCACCGGCAGGCCGAGCCGGTCCAGCCGCTTCGAGTCGCGGAACACGCCGAAGCACTCGCCGGCGACCAACTCGACGCCGCACAGGACGCGGGACGAGAGCGGCCAGTCGGCGGCCGCGGCCCACACCCGCCACAGGTCTTCGACGGCCAGGTTCAGCCCCGGGTCGTCGGTGAGCATCTGCAGCCGGGCGCCGGTGCCGACCGTGTCGGCCACCAGGGTGCGGACCACGCCGGCGTAGTAGCAGTTGTTGATGGCCTCGTGCCGGGACCACTTGCGGATCCGCCGGCGGACGTCCGGGGTGAGTTGCCCGATCGGCGCCAGGTCGTCGGCCTGCGCCAGGTGCTTCTTGTTCTCGTCGCTGGTCCGGGCCGATTCGTACCCGGCGGTGCGCCGCGGGCCGGGGCGGTCGGACCGGGAACGGTCGGAGGGCGCGGCCGAAGCCCCGCCCCCGAACACGCGACCCAGGATCCGGCCGACGCGGCTCACGGTGTCAGGCACCCCCGGGCGGGATGACTCGGGCGGGACGCAGGCCACGCCAGCCGGACCGGGAACCGCCGTTCCCGTTGTCGCCGGCCAGCGCGGTCTTGGTGTTCAGGTGCTTGTCGGCCGCCACGAGGTGCGGCAACGGCTGGCCCTCGGCCGACTGCCCGTCCGAGGACGACGAGGCCGGCAGGGCAGCTTCCGACTCGATGATCTCGCTCAGGTCGGGCACGGCGGGTTCCCGCGGGGCGGCGAAGCGCGATAGCGTAATACCCTCACATTCGCCGCGCCGGCGTGCCGCGCAAGAGGGGCGGTGCGTGGTCGGCGGAAAGATAGCCGCCGGCGGCTAGGAACTTCGGCCGCCACCCGGTGCTGCCACAGATATCGGCGTTCGGTGCGAAATATTTTTCCGGAATCCCGGTTGACAATGTGGCGTACCGAACGCATAATAAAAGTGTCAGACGCGGGCGACCGCCGACGACGCTCGAAGCCCCGAGCTAAACGCGGCAGTCATGGCAAGACGCTAACATCCGGTCGAAGCCACTGACCTAAAACGGCAGTCTCGGGAAGACGCTAAACCCGACCGGTGCGAGCAGCGGTTAGCACCTAAATCCGGCCCGCGGTTCCAAGCCCGAACAGAAATGGCACTCTCGGGAAGAGGCTAAACCCGTCCGACCCTGCGAGCCGGTCTAAAACTCCTCGCGGTCCGCCAGCGACTTGAAACCCTGGAACGACAGAACCCCGGGCTAACCCCCGGGGTTCTTCGCTTTACGGGTCTGGCGGTCGAAGGTCACTTCTTTGACTTCCGGGTCGGCTTCTTCTCGGCCGGCAACTCCTTCGCCGGCCGCCCTCGCGGCGGCGGTGTGAACGCCTTCACGTCGGCGATCGGCAGCAGGAACGACCCGCCCCCGCGTCCGCCCCCGACCATCACGGCCGGCAGCAGCCCGGCCCGCACCCAGTTTTGCACCGTCTTCGGCGCCCAGCCGTAGGTGGCGCAAGCCTCCCCCACGGTCATCAGGCCGTAGTTCGACAACGGCACCTCTCGCATGACAGCCCCCTTTCGCTTGGATTCTAGGAGTCTGGCGTTCCGAACGCAAGAATTTTGAAAAAGTTTCCGAATGCTGTGTTGTAATCTGGCGTTCGGAACGTATATATTCATGCGGGGCGGGTGACACGGGCGACGCGAACGGGAGACTCAGGATGAAGCGGATCACCTCGAAGCTGACGCGGCGGAACCTCTGGTGGTGCGTGAAGGTCAACGTGCAGTCGTGGATCCTGCAAGGCGCCCTGGTCGGGTTGCTGTCGGTGGTCGGCGTCGGGACGGTGGCCGCGATCGTGTCGGCCAAGGTGACGGCGTATGTGGTGTTCGCCGGGCAGTGTGTCGCGGCCGCACGGGCGAAGTGATTCGGCTTCAACCGATCGGAGGGGGATCATGATTCGAGCCATCACGATCGAGCCGACCAGCCTCAACGGCTGGAAGGTCACCGAGTTCAGGGTCGTCGTAAACCCGTCCGACCGGCTGGCGTGGCAGGAGTCGGGGGCTGCCGTCGGGTTCGAGACGTTCGGCGAGGCTCTCGATTACGCGGCCAACGAGTACCCGGATACGCGGCTCCTGGTCGGCGTGAAGGACGGCTGCGAGGTGACGGAGTTTCACGCCCTGCAGGTCACGGGGATGACGCACGGCATGGCTGCACTGGACAGGCTACGGGACACCGTCACCGGCGAGTGATCTCACACCGCCCCGGGGTTCGCCCGGGGCTTTCGCTTTCCGGGCTGCACCACCACTTCCCGCGTCGTCACGTTCCCGCCGCACGCCGCACACTTCCGATACCGCACCTTCACCCCGACGCACGGCCGAGCCGACGAAACGACGGTGAGCCGCACCCCGCCGCAATTCGGGCAGTGCAACCCCTTCGGCTTCTGCTTCGGCTCGGCCTGCGGCATGGTCAGCGCCCCCCGTGCTTCTCGCGGAACTTGTCCGACAGCCTCACCCGCTTCCTCGGCTCCGTCGCCCGCGGCGGTTCCCCGGCCGCGACCCCGGAATCCCACTTCACCCCGAGCAGGCTCGCCGCCACCGCACACCCGACCAGCGTGTCGAACCAGTGGTTGTCCCGCCGCTCGGGCCGGGCCTTCCACTCCTCCACCTTCCGCCCGCGCCCCTCGGTCTGGACCCGGTATTCCGCCGTCAGGTGATCCGCAAACAACTGGTGTTCCCCGGTCCCGTCGCCGAACAGCAGCAACCGGCCCGCGCTCCCCTCGGGCGACGTCAGCCGCTGCGCGACGAACGTCTTCCAGTGGTTCGAGTCGTACAGCACGAGCCGCCCGCGACCGCCGCCCGTCACCGGCACCAACCGCCAGTTGTCCCCGGCCCGCTCGTCGGAGTGTTTCTTCTGCCAGGCCGACATCGGGCTACCGCTGGCCCCGATCCCGTAGCCCTTCGACGGCAGCAGCAGCGGCGCGTACACGCTCTGCCGGCAGAACTGGTGGACCGTGTCCGTCAACCATCCCGAGTCGATCAGGCACCGCTCGACGCGCAAGTCCCCGCCGCCGTGCCGCGGGTAGCTCCTGCCGACGACCGCATCGACAGTCGCCTTCAGCCCTGCGTACACGCGAGCCGTCTCGTCGTGGTCTTTGAAGAAGTCGGCCAGGGAAGGGCGGGCGTCGCTGGCGTCGAAGTAGCTGCGGTTCTGCCGCGGGAACGTGCCGTAGTCGATCACCGACCCGGCGAAGCTTTCCGACCACCCGCACACGCACCAGAACAGCACCCCGCCGCCGACGTCGATCATGGCCGTGAGCCGCGCGCACTCCGAGGGCACCACCCCGCGCGTCACCCGGTTCACCCGCCGGCTGAGCGAGTCGGCGTCCAGATCCTCCACCTGGCCGGCGACCTCGTCCTTCCGCGGGTCGTTCTGGTACTCCGCGAAGAACGCCCGCTCGCCCCGGTCGATCCGCAGGTTCCAGGCGTGCTGGATCGCTGACAACTCGTCGTCGTTGAACCGCTCGGCCCACGACACTTCGGCCCCGGCGTCCATCGCCTCGCGGTTCGCCGCGTAGAACTCGGTCGCCTCCCGCCCCTCGTTCCCGGCCCGCAGCGACTGCCGCCGCAGCTCCGCGTACTGGTCCCACAGCGCCTGGTCGGTCGGCCAGGAGACGACCATCGCGGACCGCTCGCCCTGCCAAGCCGGATGCCGCTCGCGGTCGAGGAACCGGTCGGCCAGGTCGCCCGGCACGATCACCGTGCAGGGCATCACGGCCGCGATCTTCTTCTTCGGCCCCGCCAACCCCAGCACGGCCTTGCTGATCACGCCCTCACGGGTCGCGTTCTGCGAGGGCGACCGGGCGGACTCGTCGGTCTGCGGGTCGTCAAGGATGGCCAGGTCCGGGCGGATCGGCTTCCCGTCCGTCCCGACGTGCTTCGCCCCGCGGATCGCCCCCGTGATGCCCGCCACCCGGATCACCGCCCCGCTCGATGCCTTCTTCGGCACCGTCGGCAGGACAATGTTGTCCGCCGTCCACTTGATCCGCGTCCGCTTGTCGTCCAGCGTTTGCCCGTTCGCCCGGTTGTGGATGCCCTCCATTGCCCGCACCGGGTGACACACTTCCGGGTAGTCCTCGGCCAGCAGGTCGTTCGTTTCGACCTCGGCCTTGATGCTGTCCAGCAGGCTCGACGCGTGGGACTCGGTCGCCCCGATCAGCATCACGAACCGCCGGTGGCCGTTGAACGTGGCGTACATCGCGCCGCACTCGGCCAGCGTCGTCTTGCCGCTGCCGCGGGCCATCGCGTACCCGTACTGCCCGCCGGCGTGGATGCACCGCTCAAGCCGCTCGATCGCGGCCAGGTGGTCGCGCGACCAGGCCAGGGGGAAGCGGTTGGGGAAGTAGGTTTCACAGAACAGCCGGAACGACGTCGCGCACCGCTTCTTCCGCTTCGGGTTCTTGACCCGCGGAAGCGGACCGATCTCCCGGCCGGCCTGAGACCGCTCGCGCGAGATCTCGGCCTGCCGTTCCTTGTACGCCTGGTAAGGCTCGCGACTCTTGGCCATTGGTTAGACCAAATTTAGACCGGTGACCAACGGTAAAACTAACTTTGTTGCGTATGCCGGC